CATTCTGTGGCACTGGACACCGATCTGTCCACGGGAACCATCAACGTCACGGTATTCCCAACTGGTGGATCGACACGCGCCACGACACGTTACTCGGAGCAGTGGATTGGTTCGCCGAACCAACCAAGCCTGACGACAGTGATTGACGGCATGACGGTGATGTTCGGTGGCAGCGCAGAACCCGGCCAAATTGCCGGTATCCTGGTCGATGGCACAGCCTACGCCTACAGACTGCGGGCCGGCGATACGATCCAATCTGTTGCCGCCAATCTCGCAGCGGCGATGCGCACTGATTTTATTGTGCTACTTTCGCAGGGCAACGTAACGATCCCGGGCGCCCGGCAACTGGTGGCCAGAGTGGTCGCAGATGCGCCGGTGAAGCAGGAAATTCGCCGGCAAGAGCAGGGCTTTCGCGTGACCTGTTGGTGTCATGACCCGACAATGCGCGACGCCACAGCAAGCACCGTTGATCTGGCATTGAGCGCGCAACGCTTCATTGCGCTCAGCGACGGGACAAGCGGGAGGCTCACCTACGCTGGTACGACTGAATACGACCAATCGCAGAATGCGAGACTGTATAGGCGTGATCTCAGCTACAATGTTGAGTATGCAACGGTACTGTCTAACACACTTCCGGCAATGCTGTTTGGAACTCTTGGACTGAACGCAGCATCGCTCACCGTCTGACACCGGAGTTCTCATGCAGGTCCATTTGGTTGTGATGAAGCCGTTTGCGGCACTCAATCGCGGTGACATTGTCACTGATCCCGTGCGTATCGCTGAGATCCTGAAGAGCGAGCACGCACAACAGGTCGTGCGCGTCGCCGCCCCAGCGAACAAGGGAGCTTGACTGCGATGCCGGTTGTGCAGCAAGGCAGTATAAACACCACCGCACTTGTGGTACCCGACCTCTATGTCCAGATAGTTCCACCGCAAAATCTAGTTCTTAATGGGATGCCGACCAACGTCGTCGGCGTCGTCGGGACTGCGTCATGGGGACCTGTCGGTCACCCGGTCGTCGTGGGCACAATGGCCGACTACGCTCAAAGCTTCGGGCCAGTTATGGCGCGAAAGTTCGACATGGGAACGCAGATTGCCGCCGCAGTGCAGCAGGGTGCTCAGAATTTCCGTTGCATCCGAGTGTCCGACAATACGGACACTGCTGCACAGACAATATTACCGGGCACCACCGTGACCTTTACGGCGCTTTATACTGGATCGCTCGGCAATCAGATCACTCTGACCCTCTCCGCTGGATCAAGAGCGAGCACTTGGCGGCTAACCATCTCACTCCCCGGATTGCAACCGGAAGTATACGATAATATCTCAGGCAGTGGTGCTGACTTTTGGACGGGCTTGGCACAGGCGGTTAACCAGGGGCAGGGTCCTCAGCGCGGACCATCGCAGCTCATCGCCGCAAATGCCGGCGGGGCAACCATCGCGCCAGCCGCTTTCTCCACGGTGCTTTGTGCGACCGCCGCCGGCACAGATGGTGCGACCGATGTGACCGCGATGACACTTGTGGGCTTGGATAGCCCGCCGCGCTCAGGCATGTACGCACTTCGAGGCCAAGGATGTGGAATTGCCATCCTGGCCGATGCTGACGATCCGGATTATTGGACAACACAGGCAGGGTTTGGGCTCGAGGAAGGGATCTACATGATCCTCACTGGCCCAGCCGGCGACACAATTGAGAATGCGGTAGCGATCAAGCAGCAGGCTGGCCTAGACAGCTACGCGGCCAAGCTGCTGTTCGGGGACTGGCTCTGGTGGTCTGACCAAGTCAACGCAACCATTCGACTGGTGTCACCCCAGGGCTTCACTGCCGGCCGACTGGCAAACCTGTCCCCTGAACAGTCCAGCTTGAACAAGCAGCTATATGGCGTCATCGGGAGTGAGAAATCCGGCACGCCAGGCACCGGTCAGAGCGCATCGTACTCTTCGGCTGACCTTGCAAGATTGCTAAGCGCTGGCATCGACGTCATCAGCAATCCACAGCCCGGCGGCAACTTCTGGGGTGTCCGTGGTGGTCACAATTCTTCGTCCAACGCCGCCATCAATGGGGACAATTATACTCGCTTGACCAACTACATTGCAGCAACACTCGCCGCCGGCATGGGCCAGTATGTTGGCCAGGTCATTACCTCGGATCTGTTTCGCCGGATACGCGCGACCCAGCTTGCTTTCCTGCAGAATATGCTCGGGCAAGGCCTCCTTGGCACGACTGACGGCAGCCTGCCGTTCAGCGTCGTCTGCGACACCTCCAACAACCCTCACGAGCGCACCGATCTTGGTTATGTGCAGTCGGATGCACAGGTACAATACCAGGCGATCAACGAGAAATTCATTGTCAACATGGAAGGTGGCCAGACAGTTCAGGTGTCTCGCCAGACCCTACCCGGCGGCCAAGTGGCGACATAAGGAGCAGACGAAATGTCCCTGACTATGTTTTCAATTGGCCGCGACACGCAGCTTGTGGTCATAGGATCGGCAGGTCGGATCGACCTGACACATGTCACATCATTTGATAGCCGACAGATCACGCGCTCCGTCCGCGTGGATCGCCTCGACGGCACTCATATGGGCACTGAGCTTCCAAAGGGATGGGAAGGTAGCTTTGAACTTGAGCGCGGCAGTTCCGTTGTCGATGACTTCATCGCCGCAGCCGAACAACAGTACTTTAACGGCAACACTGTGTCGCTCGGGACAATGTACCAATATGTGACGGAGACCGATGGCTCTACATCCACGTACCAATACGACGGCGTGATATTCCGACTAAGCAATGCCGGGACCTGGAAGGGAGATAGCAGCGTGAAGCAGAAACTGGAGTTCTTCGCAGTACGGAGGCGCCGGATCTGATGACGCCCTCAGCATCCATCATGACATCTGCTGCCGTCGCAGAGACCGTGACTGATAATGATGGGCGGCGACTGACAATCCGCCAACTGACTGCACTTGACAGGCTGCGGCTGTTTAAGGCTGCTGGACCGATCCTGGCGCAAAACCAGCCATGGCTGGGAATGGCACTCATCGCAAGTTCGGTGAACGCAATTGATGATGTACCGGTACCGACACCGGCCAATGAAGTCCAAATTGAGGCGATTGTCGCCAGGCTTGGCGATTCCGGCATATCGGCCGTTGCCCAGGCGCTGCAGCAATTTGCCGAGCCGAGTACGGCAGAAATCCTGGACAGCGCGGGAAACTGAGTCGGCACCCCGAGCTGATCGACTGTCTCTATCTCGTTCGGAACGGGGTGCCATTCGACATTGCATTCAGCCTTGCCCCTGATGAGCGGATAGCGTTCGTGGTTGCGCTCGGATCTCTGGATGGTGGCGTTTTTGACTGGCAAACCATGCAGTGGAAGGTACGGCCGTGACCGTGATCCATCGCAAGGCGATGGCCATTGGAACCAAATTGGCACTGGGTCATGGCGTATCTGGCAGCATGGCATTGCTTCGATCGCGTCAGGCGGTCCTCGACGCTGCAACGGGCCCTGATGTGGCATCGGCTGTCATGCTCGCGCGACTTGGAAAGGCGCTTTCGACCGTGCCGGTGGTAGCGGCGGCGCCTACGCGGGCGCCCACAATACCCGCTATGTATGCATTCGAGCCTGACCCCTACGGGACGGCGAGGTCAAACCTGCTCAGCGCTGCAGCACACCAGGTGGCCCCGCCCCACGTTGCCTCAACGCCGGCGGCAGCCGACAGACCGGCAATCTCGCCCACTCGGGAAAAGGACGTAGCGCACGCTACGCTCCCACCGGCAGCCAATCGGGTGGCCCGACACACTGGCGACGAAGGCCCCAAAGTACAGCCGACACCACAACTGGCGAGAATGGACAGGACGTGGGATGCCGCAAATCCAGGTCGGTTCTCTGGCAAGCGAACGCACGAGACAAGCGTGACACAACTGACAACAGAAGACTCCCGCACGTCAATCGCTATGCTACCGCCTACTGACGTCCCTATCCTTCCACCCACGGTCAACGAACCACCACCCAAGATTGGCGCCGACGTCCCCCCGTTTGCTCCCGTTGCCAACACGCCGGCACCAAACCTGGAGTTCGCGGACACCGGTCCGATTTCCGGCATGGTGCAATCGATGGCACCAGCGGCTGCTACTCAAGTCTCTATCGCGGAAATTGGGCGTTGGGCAGACGAGCGCAAGCTACCTATCATCAAGCCCCATGATACCAGTGCTAGGCCCCTTGAGGGCCTCTCTGCAGCCCCAACCAACACACCGGGGCCGCCAGATGGCACGCCAATATATCGAGCCGCGACAAATCAGACGTCTCAGTCAGATCTTAGACTTGATCATCTGCCGCAGGATGCGCCGAGCTTGGCGCCGGCCGACAACCGGCCACAGTCGATGCAGACCGA